TTATCTTTCACCTTTGTTACGGATAACAAATCCTGTTTTCTTTTCACTTGATGTGCGATATGGGCCTTTGTTATCTTTGTTTTGGAAATCACGTTTGTTCTTAGATGACGTGCGTTTGAAATCACGATAGCCGTTATTGTCTCGGTCATCACGTTTTCTGTCTGAACGCCCACCACGGCGATTATCACGACCACGACCATTACCACGACCAGCTTTGCGATTATTAAAGCCACCACCTGATGGTTTAAATGGTAATGGTTTTTCACGCGCAATTTCCACTTTTGGAAGTGTATCTGGGTCTTTTACGGTCAAGTTCAAGATGTACAATGCCAATTCTTCTGGCGTAAATTCTGCTGCCAATTTAACAGCATCACCTTTAAATTTGTCAAAGTTTGCACGAATCGCTTCATCTGCAAAATCACGTTCAATTTTCTTAAGCGCAACTTTTTTCTTCGCTTTAAAGGCTTCATCAGCAGTCGCTGGTTTCAACCCTTTCATGCGTTTTTTCGTCAAATTTTCAATAATTGACAAATATCCCATTTCGTTTGGTGTTACGAAAGTGATTGATTGACCATGTTTCCCAGCACGTCCAGTACGTCCAATACGGTGAACATAGCTTTCTGGGTCTTGTGGAATATCGTAATTATAAACGTGTGTGACCCCTGAAATATCAAGACCACGCGCTGCAACGTCAGTCGCAACCAAGATATCAATATTGTCATTCTTGAAATCACGAAGAACACGGAGACGTTTACCTTGGTCAAGGTCACCGTGAATACCTTCGGCACGATAGCCACGTAATTTCAATCCACGTGTCAATTCATCCACACGACGTTTTGTACGCCCAAAGACAATTGACAATTCAGGTGGGTCAACGTCCATAAGACGTGTCATTGTATCAAATTTATCTTGTTCTTTAACGCGAATATAGTATTGGTCAATAAGATCAGTAGTCAATTCTTTAGCAGCAACTTTAACATGTTCAGGGTTTTTCATAAATTTCACCCCAATACGTTTAATAGCTTCTGGCATAGTTGCTGAGAAAAGAAGGGTTTGACGTGTTTCAGGAACACGGCTGATAATCGCTTCAATATCTTCTAAGAATCCCATGTTAAGCATTTCATCTGCTTCATCAAGGATTAATGTTTCAACATGGTCAAGTTTCAAAGCTTTACGTTTAATCAAATCAAGCAAACGCCCTGGTGTTCCCACTACAATGTGAGCTCCTGAACGAAGTGCCTTAATTTGTTTCTCAATGCTTGACCCACCGTAAACGGAACGGACTTTCACACCTTTTTCACGACCAAAGCGGAACAATTCTTCTTGTCCTTGAACAGCTAATTCACGTGTTGGTGCGATAACCAAGGCTTGAACAAGATTACGATTTGTATCAATTTTGTCCAAAGTTGGCAAGCCAAAGGCTGCTGTTTTCCCTGTTCCGGTTTGCGCTTGTCCGATAACATCCTTACCTTCCAAAGCCAAAGGAATCGTTAATTCTTGGATTGGAGATGGCTCAACAAAGCCTGCTTTTTCTACAGCAGCAAGGATATTTTCCGATAAGTTAAGTTCTGTAAATTTCAAATTTTTCTCTTTTCTAAAAGGCAGTGCGAAGCTGCCTTATTAAACTTTAATTTCGTTGTTTAACAACTTATCTATTTTAACACATTCCAAGTTAAAAAGATAGGAAACAGGTTCATTTATCAAAATAACACGTTTTCATTGGGCAACAAAGCCTAAAAATATAAATATAAATAAAGCTCATTATATCAACATTTACCGCTACCATATATAAAATGCTCCAATATACGAAAATACTAATTTAATACACCTTACATATTAAAATACATTATTTTTTATGAGTTCAGCAGGCAGGAATTTAGCACCTTAACGGGTGCTTTTATAATATAAATAGTTCGGGCTTTTGTTCTCGTTACCATTCAGGAATTCTTGTTCCCGTCTTGGGTATTTTGGGGTGATTTTCGCTTTTTTTATTCCTTGATTAGTTTGTAAGTGGGAGATACCCTCAAAAATATGTTATAATATTAGTGTACTTAGATAGATATATTGTGATTTTCTTTCCGTGGTTTAGTCCACGGCTTTTTGTTTGCATAAAAAAAGAGGTATCCCATTTTTAGGATACCCCTTATGTTCTACTTGACGATAACAAGAAATATTCTAGCCTAGTAAGGACGTTGTTTGTTTTGCTAACTGCTCAAGGGCTTGTCGTCTATGCACGAAAACGGTTTTTACAGTCACACCTAAAAAGTCGGCTATATCATCTACAGTCATATCAATAACATATAAAAGCCTTAAAATAGTCCTCTGGTCAGGGGCTTTCAAATTATCATCTATCAAACTTACAACGCTATCACGTTCAGCCATAAGCGTATCAATACGCCTTGAAAGTTTCTCTTTTCGTTCTAATAAGCTGTTATACTTGTCTGCCATGTCTTGCGTTTTGCTAGCCTTGACCTTTGTATCTGTTAGTGTTGACTGCTTAAAAATACCGCTATCAAGATACTGTATTTCAAGGTTGACTACCTTAATTTCTTTATCTAGTTTCTTAATGCTTTTTAGTTTGTTGTCTAACTCTTTATAGTCCATGAAAGCCCCTCACATTTCTTTTAAGTTGCTACCTCTATTATACTACTAAAAATTACTAAATAGTGATATAATATATGTATTGGCACAAAGCCAAAATAAATATAGAAAATGTTATGATATTAGTAGCGTTAACATATTTACTAGGGCTTGCGTGGCAGGGCTTTTTCTACATTGAATTACAAGGGAATTTTAGACTGTGGTTTATCCATGGTCTTTTTTTGATATCTAAAAACGGAACTAATTATATTGTTAGCTACCTAACAAATAGCATAGCAACAAAACTTAATGCAAATGATGACACCCCTTAAAATTCTGAAAAATTGGCGTGCGATGAAAGCGAACACCTTGTGGTGGCTCTCCTTGGCTCAAAATAGGGGGCGGGGGTCAATTTAAACAGTAAGGTAATATAATTATACCCCAAACGTTTAAAACGGTGCTATGGGCGTTTTAGGGGCTAATAAGGACGTGCTAGAAAAATCAAAAAGGGGAAATTGTGTACAGAAAAGGGCGGTGTTGTTATATCCGAACGATACTAAGCCCCGTTATAAATAAGTGGGGTGTTTCCGAACGATATTCAGGTAGCGTTATAGCCTATTCTTAGCCTCTGTATATGGCTGTTTCTCGGTGTTCGCTCGCTTGTTCGTTATGTTTCTCGCCTTGTTGCTCTCTGCTTGCTCTATGATGACTATAATAAGCCTTTACACTAACATTTTCATGCCAACATTAAGACAAAAAGAACCTTACTAATAAACAGTAAAGCTCTTTAAGTGTTGTTTGTGTTAACTTGCTCATCAGCATTATATCATAAACAAAAAGGACAACACATAAAGCATTGTCCTTGTTTCCTCTAAACATAATTGACACTTGTTCCATTCTTAAACCAATCCTGCTAGCACCATATCAACTTTCAGTTGTTCAATCTTATCTTTTGATAACTCTGTTTCAAACTGGCTTACCAACTGATTAATTCTGTTCATGTCTGCTTGTTGCAACTCTCTGTTAACCATGCTGTTAAAATGTTCCTCCAAGCTATCAGCAAACAACTGTAGTCTGTCATCTGTTGGCAATTGTTTATCATAGTGTAATGCTGTTCTTGCTATCATGTTCCACACCTTGAAACGTGTGTTTGTATCTCTGTTTAGTAAGTACAGGTCTAGGGAACTATCTTCATTCAGTACCTTATTGCCAATCTCTAACAGTTTTGTGTGGTCTGCTTTGTTTAAATCTTCCCACTCCATACCCATAAACTGATAACGTCTTGCCTCATAGCGTGTTAGTTCTTTACTACAATAGTCAAAGTATTCTTGTTCAGTCATATTGTTTTACCTCCTCATATATAACTATAATTAATAACCATGTATCCATATCCTCATAAGTGCCATAAGTCGCTTCTTGGTATTTAATATCAATTACTTTCTTATCAGCCATGAATTCATTCACCCTGTTTTCAAATTCCTCATTAGTTTCATTTCTGTATTTTGGCAAATCCATATACTCATTAAAGCCTGTTTCAATTCGCTTGCGGTTGAATAGTTTAATTTTTATTTTGCTTTGTCCTTTCTGATTTTTTAGTTTGGTGACGTACTAGGTAGAAGAATGTCACCTATGTAAATCCCTTGTCCCCCAAGGGATAACACGCTGTTTGGTGACAAGTGACATTGCTTTTTAAAAAAACTTTTAAAACGTATAATATATATAAATATATTTAATATTTAAATTTTAATAAAAGTATGTCACTTATGTCACCAAAATACACCAAACTCCTTGATACTATTGGCTTTATAAGAGGTGACATATAACAGAAAGCACGTCACCTTTTACGTCACCAATGTCACCAATTAAATTTTTACTATACTGTGGTTTGATTTTGCAAACCTGCTGGGATAGTCCTCTGGTTGTTCGGGGTTAAACTCATCCACAAAAGCCATGTTATTTCCGTGAATCATTTTCATATCTTGATTATCCATTTTCTTATTTTCCTTTCTGATTTTTCTTATTTTTTAATAAAATGTCTTGGGGTAGGTTTGGGTTAGATTTTAGCTAACCCGCCAAATCCCTTATGTACCAAGGGTTTTCGGTGTCAGATTAGGGGTTAGTTTTACTTTTTACTTTTCTTTCTATAAGAGAGCATATATATATTACTATTACTTGCTTAATATTTAATAACTAACCTACTAACCTATATAATAATAAAGTCAATAATACCAAGGGTTTGAGAGGGTTAGGAATAGGGTTAGGAGTAAAAATCTTTAATAACCCAAACCATGAAAACCATTGATATTATAAGGTTTCTGGTCTGTGAAAAAGCTAACCTGCTATTTTTCAATCAGTCCAATTCCCCAAACACCTTTAACAAACCTATCACGGTGAAAGCCGTGAGGGTCTAGAACGTCATAAAATCCTTGGGCTACCGTGCCATTCTTAGCTTTGTATTCGTTGCCTGTATTCCTTTCTAGTTCTGTTATAACTGCTTTGCTGAATTGTCCTAGCTTTGGTTTATCTATGCCCATGTCCTCGGCAAATTCTTTGAGTTTGTTCCGTGCGATAAACATTGGTACGTGATTAACTTCATGCCAACCGCTTGGGATATAGTAGTTTTCAACCCAGACCTTAATATAATCGTTGTTGTTCTTGTATTCCGTCAACGTCTCTTGTACTGCTTTAGGCTCTATGAATTTATCAAAATCAGGCATATTTAAAATCTGGAATAGTACCCATTCTAATAATGTTTTGTCTCTGATAAATTCGTCCTTGATTTCAGGGCGTTCTGTCTCACCGTTAAAATCAGCATTGAAAGGAATGATACACAAGCGCCTATACCAGCCTGTGGTCTTATTTCTAGCGCTTGGTAGGTCGTTACCTGAAAAGATACACAAGAGCTTAAAGCGTGCTTCTATTGGTTGCTTGCCTTTCTTATTGACCTGTACAGGGTCACCACTGACAATACTCATGAGGTCGGATACTTCATCAAGATACTTATTTGATATGTCATCACCAATATTACATACTTTCCCCTCAAGCGCCCCTAAATAGAACTCTTTCCCGAATTGGTCGGGTTTTAGATTGCTTATGTTCTCCCTGCCTATTAAGTTTTCTAACAAGGCTTGAAACGTCCCTTTTCCGTTGTTACCGTCACCAACAAGCAACACCATTTTTTTACGTGTTCGGTTTGGATTGATAGCCTCATTCATGACCTGCCATAAGAGTGTTACAAGCTCTTTATCATTACAAGCCAACGTATCAAGCCATTTATCAAAATCAAACCAACCGCCTAAAATTGGCTTCTTGGCAAATGGATTGTAAGAAGTCTTAATCTTGCTTGTAATAATGAATTTAGGGCTAAACTTCTCTAATTGCTTTGTCTTGATATTATATACGCCGTTAGCAACTGGAATATAGCGATAGTCGCTTAATGGTGGCTGTATTTTGGTTTCTGTACGGATATAAGCTATCAATTCATTGAAAAATCTATGGGAAGTCAGACGATTGTCATACTTTAACAATAGCTTTCTAAATATATCATCACTTGATACATAGTAACCTAGGTCTAAATGGTACATATACAACTTGCTAACGTCACTAATTGCGCCCTCTCCAATAAAAGTAAAATGACAATGCTTTTTCAGTACTTTAGCAACTGTAGAAACGTTAGGCTGTGGTGTAACTGTTCTTTGGTCTTTCTGTCCCTCTTTGACAATATAGGCGTTTTCTTTCCGCCAAGCGCTCCCTAGCCGATACAATAAATCATACAGCTCTGCCATAGTCTTGGGTGGCTCTGTCTCTTCTTGCTCCTCTGTGATTGGTGCTAGCAATGGTATAGACGTTTTAACGTCTGGCACTTTTTCGTTAAGCTGTTTCATAAATTCGCTCATTCAGTCCCTCCTTAAAAATAGTGTTAATAGTGTTTAGAAAGCAGATATTAAGGTTATTGCTTTTGGTTAAGCTAGTGTACAACTGTGTTATTTGCTCGTATGAATAGCCGTTTAAATAGAATAACTTAACAAAGGCTATGAGTTCTTCCCTGCTCGCTATGCCGTACGCTATCCAATCAAACACAAGCCCTTGAATAGGCAATGGGCTTCCTGCTCTCTGCCTATTTAGGTATTCATGTTCTAAGTCGTCTAACACGTCCGCTAGCTTGTCTTGTACGCTTGCTACCTGATAATCTCTAGCAACCTGCCAACCGTCTGTTAAATAGCTTTCTAGGTCGTCTGTGGCGGTTACAGTTACCGTGATACCTTTATAGCTAAATGGCACTAGATAAAGCTCGGGTGGTTGGTAGTAGGTCATCATGATATGATTGTCTTTGGCTATGGTTCGTGTGGGATTGTCCTTTAGAAAGTTAAACAAAGGCAAAACCTGCTTGTTAATTTGTAAATTGATTAATTGATACATTATTCATCTACCCCCAAGAATGCCAACAAGTCAGTGACTTTATAGTAAACGGTCTTAGTATCAGCAATAGGAGGCGTGTAACGTTTAAGCCCTCTAGCCTCCCACCGTCTAATGGTCGGGTAAGTGATTTCTAGGCGTTCAATTGCCTCACGCTGTGAGATAATTCCTAACGGGTTCTCCAAACCCTCGTATCGCTCTAAATAAGTGCCTACCTTACCGAGAATACCACTAACTAATGCTTGCTCTGTTTCGTTGCTTAATAAATTGATTTCCATAACCTCATACCTCCAATTTCAAAATTTGTCGGATAACCCATGCTTTCCTATCTTCTCGCTGTTCCAAGTGTTTAAATTCTTCCGATTCAGCAAACGTTACACGCTCAATGATAAGGTCAGCTATTTTTTTTAATTCTTTATCTGTCATGGTCTGTCTCCTAATCTGAAAATGAATAGCAACCTAAAAAAGTTACTCTATCGGCTGGTATATTATGCTTACATGAATAACATTCAGCACTTAACTCCCCTGTCAGCTTCTTAAAATAGTCTTCGTTGTGGTCTGTGCTTTCAGATATTTCATTCGGTTCTATATCAACCTCAAACAAAGCATAAGATTTTAAGCCATAAATGTAAGCGAACTCCCTCGCCAATTCAGGACTTTCAGCAAGATAAACAACATTATCAGTGCCAATCTTTAGTCCCTCTCTTTGAATGCTAGGAAAATTCTCAAATGTTGAATAGTGATATAATTTCATGTCATGCCTCCTTAGTTGTAATAACGTCCCTGTGATTGAATATAAGCCCCGTAGCGCTCTTTTACGTGGTCTGCGCGTGTTTCCTTGATTTCTTGTTTAATGTCCTCTGTAGGCTTGATTTTAGCCAATTCAATGCCAATTAGGATAAGTAAAACCATAATGACTAACTGCGCCCATACTGGTAAATTGATTTCTTGGTATATCATTATTCTGCCTCCTCAAAGTTGATTAGTTTAAAAGCTATGTCATCAATTTCAGCACTTACTTTTTGCATTTGTGTATAGATATTTGAAAGTACCTTAGTAGCAAAATATGCTGTGGTGGCGTTATCTGCTTTCTGGTTTAACGTTGTTACTGCCTCGCTAGCGTGTTGTATCATTTCCAATCTTGGAAGTAAGTCACTTAATTCAAATCCAAGTTTTTCAAGTTCATCTTTTTTCATGTCGTTTTCTCCTTTAGTCTAAATGTAAGTTAATTTCGTTCACAATCACAATTGTGTTGCCCTCTGATTCCAAGATATCCAATTCCCACTCAGGAAACTTTTTACCCTGCCAAAACTTATCCCTATTAGGTGTTGTTAGCATGTAATAACACTTTAATTGACCCGTATTGTTATAGTCGTAGTCGTTCACTTTTTCAAATAACAGTTTCATCTGATTGCCTTTCTAAAAGCTCCTTAAGCCTTGATATAACAGCGTTTCTATGCTATAATATAAGCATAGAAGATAATCCTAAAACCCTCATAGCCTGCCCGCTGTAGTGTTTTGTTTTATCTAATATTTTTCAAGTTTCATTCTGGTTTGAGCTGTCACTCAAGCCTTTTTTTGTTGCTTTCACGCGCCTTGTGAGAGCTTTTCTTTTTGTCTAAAGACCATTGTTTTAATATCTTGATAGCTAAAATTCAGATTGATTAGAGCTATTGCCATGTCCTCTAATGCTTGGTACTGCGCTAACTCAATACTATTCAAGCAATCAATACCAGTTTCCCCGCCTCGCTTAGCGGTTAATTGTGTTTTGTTATAGCCCGTAACACCTTTTAGCAAAAGATTATAAACAGTAGGATAAGCCATTTTAGGAGCGTTCTCCCAACGGTTGATAGCTTCGTTAAGCGCTAAACGTTTAGGTTTTTCTAACGCTCGTTGTAAACGGAAGTTAGCATTTTCTTTTTCTAATCCCTCTATATAGTCATATATCCAAGCCCTGAATACTTTTCCTTTTTCTGTTCGGGATAACATACCAATTTCAAATATGCCCCGTTTGTTAAATAAACGTGTTTCTTGGGTACCCCCCAAGCTGTGGGGTACCTTTACAATAACTGAATATTCGTCACTTCTTAAATAGGAGTTACGTTCTAACATTCTCTCAATGCCCTTACGGTTCTTGTATCCAAACCCTTGGGCTAGCTGTTCGATAGTAACCAAGATTTCTCTATCTTTATTCAAATAAAAATCAATCTTGATTTTCCCAAATTCGCCTTTTTCCTTTTTAATAATTTGCATTTCTGACCTGCCTTTCTTTGCGCGTGAGTCTAATAATCTTCCGCTAGCCATTGCATGGCTTTTTGATAAATAACTGGCTTAACTTCTCCGCCATTACATAACTTGCGGTATGTTGTTGGCACTATCCCAATTTCAAAGCTAGCTTGTTTAGCAGTTAATTGCTTGTCTGCTTGCTTTCGGCGGATTGCTTTAGCTTGTTCTGAAGTGATAAGCATTTTTTAGTCCCTCCTTTCTGTGCTAATTTTTTGTTAGCTACGATTTGTATTTTAGCTAACTTTTTATTCGTTGTCAAGAAAAAAATAACACAAAAACGAATTTTTTGTTAGCTTATTTATTTTTTGTGTTATAATCATTTTGAGGTGATATTTTTATGAATAGATTAAAAGAACTACGACAAGCAAAAAAGCTAACTCAACAAGAGTTAGCGGATTATATGCAGATAACCAGAAGAGGTTATCAAAAATGGGAAAGTGGCGAAAGCCAAATTAGACCAGATAAGGCAGAAAAACTGGCAGACTTCTTCGGTGTATCTATTGGCGTTCTCCTTGGTTATAGAGACGAAAGCGACAGCCTCGGTTTTAGACTATGGTCTCTGAGAAATCAAAAAGAGATAGAATTAGAAAAAGCAGCAAGTGACCTTAAACTTTCTGTAGATGAATTAAAACTAATAGAACAAACGGATAATGCTGAATTAGGTAACGCATTAGCAAAAGATTTTGCTAAATACTATAATGTATCTGTAGGGGAGTTACTAGGGTATGAGGATAAGGAAGCAGGAGAATTTTTTAAAACTCTTATATCTGCTGGTAAAAATAAAGATGACGGCATAGTGTCGCTCGGAAATAAAGAGTTAGGTGCTTTTGTTATTGATTATTCAGTATTAGATAATATTGAAAATATTGATAGCATTGAGGAGTTGGACGAACTTAGCACAGATACATTACTAGCTAATAGATTACTTGATAGACTTAAAGAAAAAATGATTAGAAGTAACATAGTAGGAAAAGAATATAACCTTGAAATTGAAAAGGTTATGTCTTGGCTAATTGATTTCAACAACGCTTTGAATAAGCGTAAAATGGAACTAGAGACGGAACAGTCAAGCAACCACTAACCCACGCGCCAACATTTGCCTACATTTTGGCTTACAGTAGCGCTCATTTTTGAGCTGTTTCTACACTATGATTTTCTATGATTTCTAACCTGCCCTAGATATTACATAGGTCAGCAATCTACTACTTTTTACTACATTCTTAAGCTTATATGCTCACATTTGCAACTATTCCAAATTTCCCAACGTTGGGAAAAATGATTTGCTACCATGCTATTTTGTCCAACATTTTCCAACAAAATAAGTGGTTAAGGACTTGACAAAACTTGATATATTTCCATTATGGAAACTACTAAAAATTACTAAATTCAAATCTATATAGAATTTACACTGATATTTTCTAATATGGAGTACCGTTTTGTTACGTCATATACTAGGATTTTCTCGTATTTTCTAGTAGTTTTGGTAAGGTTGAATTTTAAATCCAAGTATTTCTAACCTGCTATCACAATTTAGGACTACAGTTATCCCAACACTTTCCAACAAAAAAACTGGTTAAGACCTCAAAAAACCTCAAACTCTAAAACCTTTATAGCCTGCCTGCTGTAGTTAAAGAGGAGAGGTTACAAATGGCAAATATTAAGAAAATCACAAAGAAAAACGGTACAACTGTGTACCGTGAACAAATCTATCTAGGTACTGATTGCATGACTGGCAAACAAGTTTATACAACTATTTCAGCACCTACTAAAAAAGAACTCAAACAAAAGCGTGAGTTCAAAATAAACGAATTTAAAGATAGTGGATACACTCGCACTAAGAGCGTAACTGTAAAAAATTACCGTGAATTAAGTCAACTATGGTTAGAAAATCATAAATTAGAAGTAAGACCACAAAGTTTCGAACAAACCGTAAGTAAATTGAACTTACACATACTACCTGTGTTAGGAGACATGAAAGTAGAAAAGATTACTTTGCCAACGGTTCAAAACTTTGTCAATAAATTGGCTAGTAGTGGAAGTCTTGGTCGTGGTTCTTTTAGGATTGTTCTATCTATAAACAAGCGTATCTTAAAATACGCTGTTAACTTACAATTGATTAGTGTAAATCCTGCCGATAATGTTATCGTACCAAAGATTAAGAAAGAAGAAAGTAAAAAGCAAGCAAAACACTTTGAGGATAACCAATTAAAACAATTTAAGGACTACATGAATAGCCTACCCGACACTTTCAAAAATTGCTACTATAATACTTTGTATAACACTTTACTAGCTTCTGGTTGCCGTATTGGGGAAGCGGTGGCGCTTGAATGGTCTGATATATATCTAGAAGACTTAGATAACGGCTATATTGACATTAACAAAACAGTTTCTTTTAGAAATATGAAAATAAATCCCCCTAAATCCAAAGCAGGAAAAAGAAAGGTTTCAATTGATAGAAATACTGTTTTAATGTTACGACTATACAAAGCACGTCAATATCAATGTTTTATGGAACATGGATATGGTGCTAAAATGGTTAATTACGTTTTTTCAAATGGTTTTAATGATTATCCTACTTTAAGCGGTTTGCAACGAATATTAACAAAACACTTGGAGGAAGCGGGGCTACCTCGCTTTACTTTCCACGCTTTCAGACACACACACGCTAGTTTATTGCTAAACGCTGGTATCAGTTATAAAGAACTACAACACCGCTTAGGACATGCAACTTTAGCCATGACCATGGATACTTATAGTCACTTATCAAAAGAGAAAGAAAAAGAGGCGGTAAGTTTCTTTGAAAAAGCTATGGCGAATCTATAG